GGGCAGCGGTCGAAGGTTGAACCCGTTTGATTTTTGCAGTCTTCATACGGCTGTGGAAGCTCCTCTCCATCAAGGGCTTGGTTGAGCATCACGAGAATGGACTCGATCTCGTCAACCGTTTCGGCGTCTTTTTTGATCTCAAACTCAGCCCAGCTTTGAGACGACTTGTCTTCGTACACGATGTAAGCGGTGTCGTACCCTGACGCAAGCAGATACGCCTGAATCTGCTTCTTGTGCGGAGCCATCACGCCGTTACGTTGGACCGAAGCGAACTGTGAGGTGCCTTTCAACTCAAAGACCCAACCTTCATTTTCGTTCACGCCGTCCATTGAACCACCCAAGCGATAGTGAGGCATCGTGGTCTTGACTTCGATGTCGGTCAGCACACCCGCATTCAGCAACATGATTTGCCAGCGAAGGTGACGGAAGTGGCCGTCGTTGAAAAGATTCTGAAGGGTCGGGTTGTAATTCTGGGCAGCCGGTTTCAAGCCGTGAAACTCAAAGATTTGCTTTCGAGGGCACTGATACAACTGCGATGGGTGGAAGTGGCCGGAACGATCGCTCGTCGGTGGAGCAAGGATCGACACAACTTTTGAGATGATCTCAGGGTCATCGGTGTGAATTCCGTCGTTGTCGTTCAACCACCCCATCAGCTTCGGAGTGATCTTCCCCGAGTTCTGCTTGAGAATTTTGATGTGCTTCTTTAGGTCGTTCAACTGATCTCCTTCGTGACAGCCATTGTAGCTGTGATGCCGTGGTGCTTGAACACAACAACGAACTCCGGTGCCTTCAGCTCTCGGGCTGCCCTCGTCCAAAGCTCGTTCAACTCTTCAGCTTTCAGGGTGTAAGTCTTGTTCGCATCTTTGATTTCGTACAGCGTCTCTCGATCACTGGCATCGTGCTTGATTCGCAAAGCACCCGAGTTGGGATGAAGGCGAGCACCCAAATCTTTTGCGACCTTCTTCTCAGTTACTCGTCCGTCTTGCTGGCGAGTTCTTGGCCGCCAACGAGCACCAAGAGTTCCGCCCTCGCTTTCGCCAACTTTTCCGGGTTCGCCCTCAGCCAGCCAAGGAACTTCTCCGTTCCCACGATCTTGTTGCTTTCGCCCTCTAGCCACCACGATCTCCCTTCATGTCGAACAATGCCATGCTCAACTCCTGCCCCCATGATGTAAGAGGCTTCGTCAACTGCGCCCGTCTCAAGGTCGAACGTGAATAGCACATCTCGGCTCGGGGCCGACAACTTCGACTTCTCCAACGTCGCCCGAATCTTGTGGCCCGTGACCTGATTGACTTGCGCCTTTCGGCCATCAGGCCCAGTGACATCAACCTTCTCTTTCTCCTTGCCTGCCTTGCGAAGAGCAACTCGGTAGCTCGCATAGAACGGCAATGCTTTACCACCCGGCACGGTTTCAGGATCACCAAAAACAACTCCAACTGCCAGCCGAGTCTGATTGATGAAGAGGATCGCCGTTTTGTCATTCGCTGCCGTCAGCTTACGCATCCCTAGCGACATCAAAGCCGCCAGCCGAGCGGGCTGAACTGATTCCTTTGACATCCGCTTGTTCCCCTCCGCTTGAGGAAGGGTGGCAGCCACCGAATCCCACACGATCAGGTCAACTCCGTTTCGGATCAATACTTCGGAAACATCGATGGCCTCTTCGCCAGTCTCCGGCGACTGATAGATCAGGTCCGCCGTGTTCACACCGATGGACTCAGCCCATGCCGGATCATACGCGTGCTCGGTATCAACGATGGCGCAAACACCGCCTGCCGCTTGCGTCTGAGCGATGCACGATAAGGCGATGTAGGACTTCAACGTCGAGTAAGCGCCGAACAGCTCGGTGAACCGCCCCGTCGGGATGCCACCGTCGAGCAGAACGTCGATCGGTAGAACTCCGGTGGGAAGCCGCCCAACTTTGAGCGACTCGTCGTTCGCCATCACGACCGTGCCAGCACCAAGAGCGGCGTTGATCTCTTTCATCAGGTTTTGAGCCGCTGTCATCTTTTGACTCCTAGTTGTTGTAGAGCGCCAGCTTCTTGAAGGCGACCAAGAACTCCGTTGAGAGTTCCGTCCTTCGCCCAGTTCTTTCCGCCTGTGACGGTTTTCGCAGGGCACCGTTCAATGAGGTCTTCCATCGACTCGTAAGGTGCATGATCGGCTAGCGCCTGTGCGGCCCGAGGGCCAACTTGCTCGATCGACACTAGCCCACGGCGAACGCCTTTGCCGGTCGAATCGACAGTCCATGACATGCTGCTTCGATTGACGCACGCCCCCAACACCGGCACCCCAACTCGGCGTGTCTCCTTCACATACTTTGCTTCTTTGGGTGTACCTGCCGTTGTCTCTAGCAGAGCGGCATGGAACTCAATCGGGTGATTGACCTTCAGGTAGGCCAACTGATAGCCGAGCATTGCATAACAAGTAGCGTGCGCCCGATTGAACCCGTATGCGGCGAAACCTTCGATGAGCGACCATGCCTCTTCAGTTTGCTGAGCGCTCATGCCTTGATACGAGCAGAGTCGATCGAAGTCTTGGCGTGCTCCAGCCACCAAGGCGTTCGACTTGTCGGAGTAGCCGCCTTTGGCGTGCTTGCCCTTGACCGCCGTAAGGAAGTCATTGAGCTTCTCGATGGGCATCCCAAGGTCACGAAGAATCGCCAACACTTGTTCTTGAAAGACCGGCACTCCGAAAGTTTCGGCAAGATGAGCCTTGAAAATGTCGTGCGGGTACTCGACTTCGCTCGGCTTCGCTCGATTCTCCAGAAACTTTTCGGTGTATCCGAAGTCGATGGTCGCTGGCCGGTAAAGGGCGTTGATAAGGATCAGGTCTTGAACTGTCTTCGGCTTGACCTCTCGACAGCCCTTTGCCGCCGTAAACCCTTCCAACTGAAAGACTCCTGTTTCGGCCCGACCTTTCCTCAAGAACTTGAACGTCTCAGCGTCATCAAGAGGAATCCATCCCATGCCGTCTTTCGGTGTTCGGCCAAGCAACTCCAAGCAGCGTCTCATGCTCGTCAAAGAACGAAGTCCAAGAAGATCGACTTTGATGTAGCCCGCATCTTCGACATCATCCATCAAGTGCTGCGTGACCACAGTATCGGAACTCGGGATGAGCATTGTCGGCAGCCACTCTTTGATCGTGTGATTCGGTGGAGCGGACACGACGAAGCCAGCGGCGTGAGCACCGGGTGACCGACGCAGCGGGACTTCGCTCAAGTGCTTGAGGCTCTTGGCATCGTCGGGTCGAACTCGTGCTAATTCGTGAAGATTGGTGATCTTGCCCAATTCTCCCGCAAATTTTTCGCCCAAGATTTTTCGCTGGGCGCTCATGTACTGAACGAACAACGAGCCTCGACCTGTTTCTTCGTCGTATCCCATGCGGTTGTAAGTGCCGATCTGCACGATCTCGTACTTACTTTGTAAGTAATCAACGACATCAGCACGGCGAACGTCTTCGATGTCAAGGTCGATGTCTGGCGGCCGAACTCGGTCAGGAGTCAAGAACCGATCGAACGTGAGATTCCACTCAAGAGGATTGACCTGCGTGAAGCCGAGGGAGTAGCAAACGAGCGATCCGGCTGCGGAGCCACGGGCCATTACAAGGATGCCTTCGTCTTCGCACCATTGAACGTAATCGTGAACAAGCAAGAAGTAGTCAGCGAACCCAAGGCCGTCGATCACTCCTAGCTCATACTCGACTCGGCTGTCGTACTCGATGCCGTACAAGCCACGGCGTCGTAACCCCTTCCGGCAAAGCTTGCCCAAGGCTTTCAGAGGGTCATCTGCAAGCTTCGGGACATGGTACTGGTACTTGTCCAGCGGCGGGATTGAGAGGCTGTGAGAGTCCAGCAAGAGGCCATACGAGGACTGAGCCGCATCCCACACATCCATATGATCTCGGTAATGGTTCTTGACCCAGCGTTCCGTTGCAAAGTGGTACGAATCGCCGGGGAACGACACCTCAGAAACATCCGACGAATAAGCAACTGATTTCATCATCGAATGGGCTTCGTGATCCCGGCGATCGCAGTAGTGGCAATCGTTCGTGATGATCGGCGGGCAACTCGTTTCGTTTGCCAACCGCCACAGCGCCCGGACCAGTCGATCGTCGTCCCAGCCGTCCGGGTGAGGAGTTCGATGATGCTGCACCTCAACGAAGACCATCGGAAAGACCGACTTGAAAAAGTTCACGATCGGCTTCGCTTGTTGAACTCCGTAGTCTTCGTCCGGTTGCGCCACTATCGCTTGGCAGACGGCCGAAAAGTAGCACCCGGTCAAACAAGCGATGCCAGCCAACTGCCCATTCTTCGCTGCACGAACAAGATCAAGTCGGTCAATACGAGGCTTGTAGTGGTAATGGTCACGTTGGTTCGACAAGGAGCAAAGTCGAACGAGGTTCTGATAGCCCTCGGTCGTGTACGAAAGAAGGCTCAAATGATGACGTTTCGCTCCCTTGTCCGTTACGTCATCGACGTAATACGCCTCAAGTCCGAGAAACGGCTTGATCCCCGCCTTCTTAGCCGAGGTATACAACTGGAACGTGCCGCTCATATTTCCGTGATCGGTCAGCCCGATCCCCGGCTGCTCCATCTCCACAGCCTTGTCCACAAGGGTGGGGATGTCAGCCATCCCGTCTAAACAAGAGAACTCGCTGTGAACGTGGGTGTGAAAAAACATTTGCCCCCCTACTCCAACAGCACCGGCTCGATCCAACTCGTGTGAGGGTCGTACTTGTCGTGCTGCTTTGCCAACCGCATCCAACGGTAGGACTCCATTGTTCGGCCTCTACCGGAAATCCGCAAAGACCACTCCGAAATGTGCTGTGGGCAGCGCACGACTTTTGTGCCGTAATCGCTGCCCACGAGCCACCACTGAACTTCTTCTTGATCGGTGAACGTCAAGCGCCCACAAAGGTCACAGAAAATCCACTTGTCTTTGCGGCTTCGCTGCGCTCGTGTTGACTTCGCCATTCAACTCTCGCTGTCTTTCGGCGTCTGACCCGATGCTACTCAAGCGGTATCGGTCATCCCAAGGAACTTCCGGGTCGTAGCGATAAAGAGTTCCGTGCTCAGGGTCACGGACTCGGAGAATCGTGCCCTGCTGGTCTTCAATCCCTCGAAGAACGTAGCCCATTGCTCTTGGGCTAAACGAGCCAACTTCCGACAAAATGTTAGACCACGAGATCGTTTGACCAGAAAGCAGCAACTCCGTAACGGCGTGTTTCTTCGGATCACGGGCAGGGTGGAAAACATTCGTATGGGTCATCATGCTCCAATCTTGGTAAGCGAATAAGCGGGTCGCATCATCTGGCGACTTGCACCCTTCAGGTGATCGTTGAACGCTCGCACAATCGTGCTGACGATGACCTGAGACTGGGGCTTTGGCTGGCCGAGCCGAAGAAGCCAGTTACGAAGGGCAAGGCGAGGATCATCAGCTTGCAGATTTGCACCAGTCCGAACTCCATCAATGAAGTCTTGCAAAGCGGCTTCTTCTCCGGCGTCACGAGCCATCATGAAGAAGGTCAGCCAAGCTGTGTTTGTACCGCCCGAATGTTCGTAGGTTCGCCAAGCAACGTTGACCCACTTCGACATGAAATCGGCGTTGCTGATGACGTACTCGGCCTGATCTTGCCGAGTCACAAGGTTCAGGTTCTGTGTCTTGAAAAAGTCCAAGCCAGCGTTGTGGCACACCATCAGTTTCGCAGCCGCCATCAGAGTGGACTTGCTCGGCACATCGACATCCATCAAGGCGTCGGCGGGACGACGACCCATTCCGGTGTCCATGACACGGAAGGAGTCTTTGTCAACTCCGTCAACCAAAACCATTTGGTGCGTTGTGCCGGATTTGATGACGGCATGAAGCCGATGCTGGCCGTTGAGCAAGTAGCCGTCGGGATGCAACTGAATCGGCTCGCCAGTGAATCGCCACTGGCCATCCCGCATCATCGCTGCGTACTTCTCAACTCGGTTGTTGTTGACCGGCCGGTTCTTGAGGGCTTTGCCCCCCTTGACCATTTGGTCGGTGTGCTTGATGAGCCGCTCCGCAAACTTGGGAGTGACTCTCTTGATAGATGCGTTTGGCATCTGCGCCTCCTCAGGGCTTAGGTGTTTTGGTAACAATAGCAGCAAGCAAAATCATTCTGCAACTACCCCCAGCAATGTTTTGATGCATTCCACGCCCGCCATGAGTCACCTGCTCGACTGTAGATTTCGTAAGCCACTTCGGCATTGCGAAGTGTCCACCGTGCATCGTCTGTGCTGATTCCCAAGCCAGCCGCAGCAGAAAGCTTCTCTCCGTCATCGGTGAACTCCCAGCCCCAGACAGATCGGCCAGTGCCGGGTTCACGGGTCCACGGCGCCAACAACTGGAAGAGTCCTGATGCGCTGCTTGTTGGGTTCTTGGCTTGCAGGTCAAATCTTGACTCGCACCACGCCACATCTAGTGCTCGCTCGTATTCCGGCCCCCAAAGTGATTCAACAATCTGCCGAATCTCGACAGGAGCACTCGGCCTGCCCACACGGCTTTTCTTCGGCGGAAGAGTCGTGGTCGTTGTCGTGGTAGTTGTCGTCGTGGTGGTGGTAGTCGTAGTCGTTGAGGTCGTCGTTGAAGTGATATATGGCTCTCTCACCACCATCGCTATGGCGCCTCCAGACAGATCAAGCTGGGGCGCAATCGGGTCGTCCTGAGCGCAACTCGCTAACACCGCCAACGCAGCGACCACGAAACGGCTCACGCTTCCTTCGTCCGCAAATACGGAGTTCGAGCAACCTCTTCCGAATTCGCCACAACCGTCTCGATCGGCACAATGCCTCGTGACACAAGGTCGCTCAGCTTTTTCTGATCGACAGAAACTTTTGTGACTTGACTCCAAAGTTCCGGGCCAAGCTCGGCCGCAAGAGCTTCTTCGTTGAACTTGATGGTCGTCGGCCGGACAACCGTCGCCGTACCTTGGCTCGATTCGACGCTCCACGGGAGACTCTCAATTCCCTCGGGTGTAGCGTCAAGAACTTCACGCTGGGCAGTCTTCGCCCATTCTTCCAAGCTTTTGATCTTTGCTCGGGTGTCGTGCAACTGAGCAAGAAGCTCGTCAATTACTGATGTCATCTCTACCTCCTAGAGAAAGAAGGGCCACCCCACTGGCGGATCGCAGGGTGGCCCTTCGGATGTGGGGGATCAGCGTTCCAGTTCGTCTACCAGAACATCGACCATCTCGGA